CGGCATAACCAATGCCACTTGGGTCAGGCCCTGTTGCGCCCACGCGGGAAGCTACGCTTCCGCCAGTAGCCATCTGGCCGAGTTTAGCGCCGGAAGTCGCCGCCTGGGCGTAGCCTCCAACACCGCCCTTGGAAATACCACTGACCAGCCCGCCAACGTTACTCACAGCACTTCCAGTGTTTTTAGCTCCCAGACCTGCTAGTAAGTTTCCCCCCGCGGAGATCGTTTTACCAACAGCGGCGGCTTCCCCGCCAGCGGAGTTAGGGCGGCTTCCGCCTCCTCCTGGTGTGCCTTGTGACGAACCGCCAGCATAGACGCTTCCATAGCCCAAGGAGGCTAGAGAGTCTGAAGCTGTATTGATACCCAGGCCATAGCCACTCAGGGCAGCGCCGAAGTTGGGCGCTATGTTCGCACCTGCGAGAGTGGCTAGCCGAGTAGCCTCGCGGTCGAAGTAGCTGGAAGCAAAGTTCTGACCGTATTCGGTCAGGGCTATGCCCATGTTGCCACTACCGCCGTAGCCTTTGGAAGCTAGCTTCCTTTGAACAGCTTCAGCTCCCTGGTCAAACTGAAACTGATAACCAGGTAAGTCCTTTACCGACTCTGGGTTAGCCATTAAGGCTAAGAGCTGGTCTCCGTAAACACCTCGGTACTTGCCAAAAGGATCACTGGCGTTGAAGGCTTTTTGAGCCAAGTTCTTCTGTTTATCCGCCTCGAACATTCCGTAGATGCCAGAGCCGAAGTTCAAAAGGTTCCTAGTTGTGTTAGAACCTAGAACCGAGTTCAACCCGCCCCAGAAATCATCCCAGTAAGAATCATCAACGTTGATGTTGACGCCTGAGTAGAGTTCATCCGCCGAGGTATCGATGTAGTCCGTTACATCACTATCATCGCCCATCCAAGCTGGAATGGAACTGTCGTCTCCCATCCAGGCAAAGTTTTTATCTGCCATAAAGGCCTCAAGTAGCTTGAGTTTGAGAAGTAAGAATTCCGTTGGTAAAGGTCATAGAACCTTGAGTACCTGCGCCAGTTAGGGCGGCGGTAGTAATAGTTACGCTTATGCCTGGTAGGCTGGCCTGATAGTTACTGGCTAAACCGCTGAAGCGAATGATCTTGTATAGCTGAAGCAGCCAACCTGTCCAATGAGCGGTGAAGAAATTCTGTTTCAAAAGATCTTCAGGGTCTTTTACAACTTCTGAACGAAAAGGCGGAGCCTGAAATTGATCAGCCATTTTAACCTGTTCCTATGTCGATCTGGAGGTCGATTGAGGTCAGTCTTAAGGGAGTTGGACAGTTGTGACGGAAGTGATACGCTCGGCGCTGGAACGAACCTTCGTTGTCTATAAAAGGACGGACCTGGCCTAAGTCTACCAGGCGGAAGTTGGAGTAAGTCTGGTAGTCATCGTCAGTGTAACGAGTTTGTAAAACTGAACCGGTTGCTTGGTCAGAGTTAAAGTACATCATGTTTAACTGCTTGGGACGATTAACCAAGTAGTCAAAGCGAGGGGTGTAGATGTCAACTACCGCCGGGATGCCAAGATCAGTAGGGTAAACATAGTCGGCGTCGCAGGCTACCTGAGCACCATTAGCTGCGTTTTGAAGCAGAATAATGTTGGCAAAAACTGCCGAAGAACCATAAGGCCAATAGGTTCCAGTTGGATCGCTCCAATAGTACCAGAAGTTCTGATCCATGTCGTAGACTAAGGTATAAGGAATCGTCTCTATGTTCAAGACATAGAAACGGTGACCTGCAACCTTTAACGAATAAGCACTTACGTTGATGATAGCAAAGTTTACCACCGTACGAAGCAACCGCTCGATTGGCGGCGTGGAGACGATCTTGAAAGTAAGGTTGTCTAGTCTACCAACCTGAGGTGCACCGTCTTTAGACGCTGTAACCCAGAGAAGAGTTCCGTCGAGCTCGTGAAGTGTTCGAGCATCGCTGCAGCCGTAGTTAAGCATTGCTCCGTCTACGACCTGGAGAACAGAACCAGTTGGATTACCTACGTCTTCAAAGAATTCTGTAGTCCATTGTTTAAGTGCAACGATGTAGCTCAGTTGCTTAGCAATCGTCACACCGCCGTCTGGGTTGTTTCTAGCGAAGATAAGGTTAAGAGGGTCCCAAGCACCTGGATTGCCGGCGTCTGAGCCCTGAATACCTCCGTCATAGCGGATGATGTACATACGCTGGTTAAGGTACGCAGCGCCAAGGCAAAAGTTTCCGGTTGGGAAGTCGGGGTCTGTGACTGTTGTCAGAGTAGTGCCGTCGGTGTAGAAAGCTTGTGAACCGTTGTTAAGGAACAGGTAGGGGCCTTCCAACATAGGTTCGAAGACATAGCTGCTGCCACCGGCAATGGCGCTGAATAGAAATCCATTCTTGAATAACTCAGCTCCTACTACACTGTAAACACCGCCTATACCTATTCCGCCAGTGTTAGGTCGCCAGTTGAAAATTCCATGCCCTGGTCCAGAACCGATGTTCGTAGGCGTGGAAACGCCAGGACGCTTTTCAACAGAGTATTCTTGAGTCTGAGGGTCGAGTTCAACGTAACAGTTGATAAGCCTCGCGTCCTTGTCGTAAGAGACGTTTCTAGGCTGGGTTAAAGTGGCTAGAGGCCAACGCTCCGGGAGTGTTTCTGAAGGATACTGGGTGTAGCCGGAAGGCGGACGGTTGAAAGAACGCTTCATTAGCGGAAGCTCGAAGTCTGGTAGAGAACTCTCTGGTCAGGAGCGAATCTCGTAGAGGCATCTTCAACGTCCCAGTCCTCAAGAGCCTGTTTATACTGGGTGGCTTTCTTCGAACACCTGTCCATGATGGCCTGAGGCTGACCGCCGCAGATTTCATCAGCGAGACCCCACATAAGGGCGAGATACCATTCAACTGGAAAGGTCATTTGCTGGTTCAAGGTGATCAAATGATCAACCTGTTGTTGGAAAATCCCGTGAGCTTCGCCGGTTGCAGCTTCGGCATCGGGCGTGAGCCAGAGATAGACGTTGAGCGTAAGCTGTTGCTTGTCAACGTAGTAAGAATTAATAGAGCCGGTTTGAGTGACTGTTGAGAGACGGAAGTATTCTTCTCTAGAGAGAACTAAAAGCGGCCGACGGGTGGCTCCGTCTGACTGTAGGTAGTAACCCTGTAGAACCCTTAAAGGTTTCACCATGTCAATGGTGCCGCCAGGACCGAAGGTATAGAGACTCTGTCCTGCTACCAGCGGTCCGATTTCCAGATCATGGTCGAGCCAGAGTTTCAGACCTTCCGTCTGCCACTGGTTAACCATGTCCTGAAGTCGATTCATGTTATTAGCGAAAGCTTCTGAGGACGGATTTTGAGCCGCCCCCAGAAGCTTTGCCTCCCGCATAGCTTCGCGGACGATACGTTCCGGGGTGTTGAAGGTAGCGGGAGTTGTCACTTTGAGGCTCCTTAGGCAGCCGCCGGATTGATCAGACCAGAGACATCTGCGGCAGTTGTGATTGGGCAGAAGTTCTGGTTGTAACCAAAGGCAGTTCCATGACCGGTGGAGATCCAAATAGCTGCTGAACCGTCGGCGGTGTAGAAGCGATTGTCATAGGCCATGCCGGTCCAGGCGTTGCCAGAGCCTGAAACGATGCCACCGCCAGTTGTAGACGTAGACGGCCGCTCCCAGACGTTCTCTCCGAACTCGAACATCGTGAGCTGACCGGCACCGGCTGCAAGCATTGCGGCGGTATCGTTAAGCACGGCGGAAACACCAAAGTTCTGACAGACCGTCCAACGATCCTGGGATACAGTAGTCTTGATCGCGGTGGTAGCGGCGGTTGTGCCGAGGGACTTAACCCTGTTGCGGCAGAAGTAGAAACCATTGCAACAGTTAGCCGTAGCGTTGGCGGTGAAAACTGTGAGAGCATTCAGCACCGAGCTACCGTCGATGAACTCGCAGCCTTCGAGAGCGAAGTCAGGCATCGAGCCGGTGATGGTAGTGGAGCTGACCGTCTGGTCGATGGAGACTTCGTAGGTGCCTACACCGCCGGTGGTGCCAGTGAGCTGTCGAAGAATAATGGTGTTGGCGGTGACACCAGTGCCGGAGAGGGTAAGACCTGGGAAGAACGTACCTGCGCCTACCGCCACGACGTTGAGCGTAGGCACACCGCCGGGAGCAGAAGCTGCTGGGGTGATGGTTGAAGTCGTGGCGGTGGGAACTGTAGCTGCGGTGACGAAGGAAGCGATGTCAGCAAAGTTCGCTACGAAACGAATGTTCTGAAGCGCCATGCCTGTGGCACGAAGCTCCATGGTTGCCGTCGTAGCGGTGTCGAAGGTGAAAGTAGGTCGGCGGTTGCCCGAGCCGATGCCTAGAATAGCGACGTTTGCGACGTTAAGGGGAAGCGCGGTTGCACTTGAAATCGTTTCCGAGTGACCAGGCTTGATGAAAATGATGTCGCCGGCGCCCTGCTGGCACTGGGCTAGCGCAGCGGCGAGTGTCCGGAAGGGTTTCTGGAAGGTACCTGGGTTGTTATCGCTACCTCCGATACAGCCCGGAGGGACAACCCTGGAGTTGGAAACCCAGTAAACTGAGCCTGGCTGGCTCTGGAGAAGTGGCAAGCCACGGACGGAAAGTCCATTGGCAAAGCCACCTGGATAGTTAGTCATCTGACGAGGATTCGGCATTTTAGGCTCCTAATGTTGGGAGTTCGCACTCCCACAGCGTTCAAGTAGAAAACTAGCCCTTGAAGAAACACCCGGGGATTCTAGGCTAAGAACCCCCGGGAATTTTATATCTTCCCTTTACGGACCGTTCGACCCCAGGACGCCACGTGGGTCAGTAGCACCTGCGCTCGCGCGGAAGTACGTACCGGCCTTGGCGTTCTTGGTGTCGAAGTCGTTGTCCTGATCGAACATCGGGCGGTCACGCCAGAACCACTGCATGCCATTCGGGCAGTTGGTTCTGGTGAACCAGGCCCGAGGGGAGGTGAAGTAATGGTTCATCTTGATTCCCTTTGGAATCGCATTCGTCGCCTTCAACACGTTGATGTTGTTGGACGAAGAATCGCTCTGAAGGACAGACTTCAGAATGCGATTCGCATTGAACCATTCCTGGCGCGCCACGTGCAGGGACTGCAACATGATGTTGACGAGGAGACCTCGGTCGGTCTGGAGGCCCATTGCCTGGATGGCGATGTCTTCCAAGGAAGCCTCGGAGAGGTCGGCGTCAGGGGACAGGCGGTTGGAGAAGGTGCCGCCGGTCGCGTTGATCTGAGAAGTCGAGACCAACGTGGCGCCAGTGCCGAAGGTAAACACCGCGCCAGTAAAAGCGTCGTTGTAAACCGCCGCTCCGATGTTTTCAATCGTCTGCGCAATGCTGAAGGCATTCGCCCGAGCACGGCGCATGGAGATGACTTCGTAGAGGTTATCCCGAAGTTCCTCGAAGGTCACCTTGTAACCCAGAGCATACGCCAAGTGCGTATAGCGCTGGATAGCACCCTGGATTTCCCAGTCGTAGGACATCGGCGCGCCTTCGGGCTTGTAAGGCGCCATACCGAACCCTGTGATCTGAACGTCCTCTTCGTAAGCCTTGCCTGAATCTTCGACCTCGTAGAGGTCCGTGTACTCGGTCTGGTGCTCGTCGTAGACTTGCCCCCAGAAGGCGTGAACTCCGGGCCAAAGGGCTTTCGGATGTGCGCCTGTAGTAATAACTCCGCCTGGCATGGTAGTAGCTCCTGAAAGTTAGTTGTAGAGTGGAAAGTGAGCTTAGATGCTCGCCGTTCCGCTCGCTTTGTACGGGTGGTTGTTGATCAGCACGAGCCACTTCGCGTTTGTGCCGAAGGCGTTGCCGATCTTCTGTACCAAGCCCAGAAGTTTGACGTTGGAGCCTGTAGCACCGGCGTCTGAAGAGTCGATTTGCCAGGCAGAAACCTTCACGCCGGTGGCAGGAGTGCCTGCAATCAGTGCGATGTTTCGGCCGATATCGGCGGAGGTAAGGGCACCGCCGATGGAGTCTTCCTGAGCTTCGAAGATGATGAACGGATCGTCAGCAACAGCGACGTAGTAAACGTCAGTCTGAGCGCCAGACGGGCGGCTAGTAGCGGTGAGGTCCGAAGCGTTGATGTACGGACCGCCACGAGCGACCTTGCCCACCGCCACCACCGAACCGATGATAGGGTTGGCACCTGCAGTGGCGAGGGTAACGCCAGCGATACCGTTGACGTCACCGTCACCGCTGAGGATCACCGGATCGCCAGGGAAGTAGGCGTTGGTGTCCGCCGCAGCGATGGAGTAGATGTTGACCTTGCCGTCCCAATCAGCACCGCCCAGGTACTTGACTGGAGACAGACCAGAAGGCCGATTTGCGTTTGGCATTTGGTTTCTCCAAGTTGAAGGAATTTACGTGTGTTTCTTCACAGGGCGTTGAAACAACGACTGTGAAGCGCTCGCGGGGGTTCCGCGAACCATAGAGGTTTTTTCCTGATTAACGTACCTGTGGGAGAGATCACCGCCGGAAGGTTTGCCTTCGGCGTTAGTATCTACAACTACATCGCCTCGAAAAATTGCCTTAAGGATCTTAGCGTTGTGGTTGCGGAGCAGGGTCTGATCCTCCTCATACCATTCGAGGCGGATCTTCATGAGAATGTGGTAGTAAGGTTTGCCTTCTTCCCCTCGGCCAGCCCACATTTTGACTCGGTCGCCGAGGTCAAGGTTACCATCTTCGTGGGCGGAGCCTGCGACGCGGTCGCGGTAGTTTACCTTGGTTTCACCGCGAGTGACGAATTCATAGCCGGCGTCGAGGAAGAGACTAACGTCTTCCTCCCGAGCCCAGTAAAGATGGTAACCTGGGATTGGAGAGCACTCCAGTCTACGACGCGGCACAGACATAGGAATGCGTTTACGCTCTGCGTTCGCGCGTTCTTCAGCGTGACGAAGTGAACCAGGATTGGGCTGCATTCCGAGACTGGAGATTTCCATTTTCATTCTGCCTTAAGAGTTGAAGTAAGTGTTCACGTAGTAGGCTCGATAAGCCGCTACGTCTTTGTACTTTTTGCCTTCGCCAGAGTAACGTTTTGCTTGAGAGTCGCAAGCGGCTTTGGCTTCGGCAGGAAGATCAGCGTAGCTTTTACCGTTCGACGAGCCCCCGCCGCCCTCACTAGTGCCTCTGGCACCGCCCTCTACACGGGAAGTACCGTTCCGCCGTGGGTTACCGAATTCCTCTTCAAGAGCCTCGGCTACTTTGGAGAAAAAGGCCTTACCGGCGATGCCAGGGTTGGATTCAAGAACCTCTTCGCCAATCGCGTTAGCGATGCGAGTCTTGCGTTTGTCCGTGCCGTACCAAGGATGTGCATCGACGAATTCCTGGAAGCCTGGCGGAGGCTGGTTGCCGTTCTGCGCAGTGCGCTTGGTAACCGGGGCGGAAGCTTCCTTTTCGCCCTCTCTGATCTTGTCGTTGACGTCAGCGATTTCGGCCTGAATCTCTACTTCCTTTTCAGTATCGTTGGCTTCACGAGCGGCTTTGAGATCGCTTGCAAGCGCTGAGCGCTTAGACTTAAGGTCCTCAACCGAAGCCTTTACAGAGCCCTTTTTCAGCTGGTCAAGCTCGTTAAGAGCTTCGCTCAACTGGGTGCTCAGGACCCCGTTCTGCCGGCGAAGGTCGTCGAATTGAGAGGTCAAACGTTTGTTGTTTGCCTTCAAAATCGGCATGAAGCTCTCTCCACGCTGGACGAAATCCTGGGCGGAGATAAACTTTGTCTTGTCACCCTTGAATTGGTCCGGAGGAATCCAGCCCATTTCCAGTGCACGGTCTTCAATGGTACGGCTGTTATCGCCGTCGTTGACAGCGCCGCCTTCACCACCATCGTCGCCAGCAGCTTCTTGAACTCTGAAGATAATCGGTTTCATTGCCTTAGACCTCGACGCCGCAGTAGATAGCTTTGTCATTAACCAGTCGATAATGTTTGCCATCTTTCGGCCCTATGACTAGAGTTCCGTCGTACTTAGAGATCAGAACGATCTGGCCAGGAAGCGCACGAGGCTGTTCCTCGTCGTCCCAAGCAGAAGGACCTATGTCTATGATTCTAGCGCGAGTTTCGACCATTCTGGTACGCTCGCTGACGGTGTCAGGGATGGCGATAACACCCTTGTTGATCTCAGGTTCGTAAGGTTCAACCAGCACTGCATGGCCGAAAGGCTTAAGCCCTGAGACGTTGATCTTCGAGATAACCTTGTGGCCTTTCTGCCTGTTTTCGTACATGTTGCCTGAGAAGTTCGTTTCGCTAACCATCTGTCAGTACCTCTTCTATCTGCGTGAAATCGAGTTCTTGGAGATCCCTTAGCAGTTTAACTGAACCAAGTGCCTGTGCGTTGGCGTTCTGCGTTTCCTGAGGGTCGTTTGACTGGAAGTTGCCAGTTTTCCACTGTTCTACCAGGGAAGTTTCCCATTTGGATAGAAATTCCTTGAAGCTTTCCGCTACTGGATGCGACCACCAGCTTTCAAACGCTTCCTGTGTCAGTGTCTGATTCTTCACTAGTTGAAACCTCTTTCAGTGCCTTCATTCGCTCGTTTATTGTCTGGTTGTGAGAAACTATAGCGTTGATGGCGGCTTCGAAGGCTTTGACCTGTGTAGCTGCCTTTTCCGCGCCGATAGAGGCGATGATGGCGGCGGTCTCTGCCTTTAGCTTGTCTACAGTCGCTCTGTTTACATCTACCTGAGCTTGCAGTTGAGCAATGGTCTGCCACTTTTCGTGGTCCAGTTCCATTTTCCTGACCTGCATTTTTAGCTGTTCTTTCTGAACTTCTGGTGAAGGCGGAGCAGGAATAACGTCTTCGCCAGGGAAGAACTTATCCACTGCGTCGATTCGCATTGCTTTCAGCAAGTTGCGTTCGACCAGCTTCCGATTGTAGCCCGGGATCACCGCCGCTCTGTTCGCCAGCGCTTCGGCCTGCTGAGCACGCATCTGGTCACTCACAATACGTGGGTCCGTGGCAGGTGCGACCAGCTCTGGGTTAGAGTTGTAATCCTCACGAAGGATAAAATGACCTTCGTCACCGAAGCGCTGGCGGATAGGGAGGTAGATTCGGTTTAACTGGTGGAGTTTGGAAAACTCGCTCTGCAGGCTACGCCAGACACGTTTGAAGATGGAGCTATAGACCTGCATGCCTTGTTCAAGGGTCTGGTTGG